CAATAATACGCTCGTCAACTTTAGACAACTCTACGCCTGTTTGTTTCTCCTCCTCATCTTCACTTAACGGCTCATCAACTTGCATAAATTCAAGCGGCTGTATAGTTTTGAAATATAAGTCTAAGTTGGTAGGGTATATTTCTTTTATACAGTCAATCAGTTGATTTTGATAAACTCGTATAACTATATTCTCAAATAGAAGTGTGGCGTTTTTAATCTCATCAGCATTGTTACCTAAACCACTTTGACCATCTCTAATACCTAATAACATAGGACTTGTAACTCTATGCCCTACGATTAGTTTATTAAAACACTCTTTACTAAGGTACTCGTAATGCTGTGGTGCATCGTTTAAAGGAATGCTATCTATAGTTGTAGCACTTTCTTTGTCATCATTAAAGCTAATAATTACTTTCTTACCTTTGCTACCTGTTATTTTACGCTCAGCCTCATAGGCTAACCTTCTACGTTTCTCTTGGTCTTCTGGCACGCCATTATTATAATTAACAATAGTTGTAGGACTGAAACCATTTTGCGTATCGTTAATTAAGTAATCGGCAATCTCAGCCTCTAATAACGCATAAGGCACAGCACCGATATAATCAGGTGGAGTAAAATACTCATGACCACTCATATAGTCCTGCCATATATAAACCTCAGGCTCTTTTTTGTTACCAAAACCAAATGCAGCGATTGGCTCAGGGTCTTCATTTCGTTTCTTTTCTGCCCAATTAGGATGGTAATACCATACCTCTATTTCCCCTTTGTCATTTTTCTTTTCAGGTCTAAGCGTTTGAATTGGAAAATGCTCAACACCAACAACTTTACCTTTATCATAAATAACTTGAAACGCTGCCATTCCTAACGCCTTGCGGTCATAAATAACTTTACGCAAATCACTAGGTCTAAACAATGTCATTACTTTAGTCCACTCCGAAACATTATCGCCTTCCCCATTAGTAGCACTTAAACCCTTACCGTAAATAAGGTTAGATATACCATTAATAATAGCACCATTTGTTGTACTTCCTGTGGCTCGTTCAATTAAGTAATTAAAATAGTCGTTGTTTTCGCCATACTCAACATAATCGCCTTGCTTGTTTTCAGTAATACAAGGCGTTGTATATTGGCTTAGCGATACACTAACGATGTCGTCTGTATCTTTCATATTGTAATATATTCGTTGTCCGTATTTATTCGATTGCCTTTGTGATATTGGTTAGGCAATTCATTAAAGCAATAAATAGTAGCCCTATAAACTAACGTGCCGTTATCCCTTAACTCTAAAATGTAGTTATTTTGGTCTGTGAAATTAAAACCGCTGTTATCTGTTATAGTATTGTAGTAAGATAATTTACTTACGTTTCTAGGCTTGTTATATACTTCCTCTTTTGTTGTTTCGTTAACTATAGATACATCAACACTATCGGCTTTATAACCTATCTTAAACTCGAGTGTTTGTGTGTTTTCGCTTACTATCATACTATAATAACTAATAAAAAAGTCATTTGTAACATTAATTATATAAAAAAACCACCTGCAATTTAATGAGGTGGCTTTGAATGAAAAAAGTTAACTATTTTAAATAGCCGAACCTTCTACTATTGAAGTCTGAGTGTCATCGCCTATAATAGTTGGGTCAACTAAATAAGACATTTGTTTCTCTTGTGCTGTAATGCTCAAATTGTAACCTGATAAGTCGCCCATTGCTGCACCACTAACTTGGTTTACTGATACATCACATCCATTCTCGATACCTACTAGTAAGTAGTTGCCGTTGTAATCTTCTACGATTACGTGTGGTCTACCATAAGAGGCTAATTGCAACTCTGCTCTCGTAGAAGCGTCTAATTGCTTTAAAATAGCCGTTACAGTCGTATTAAAGAAGCTAGTGCCATTCTCTCCAGATAACTCGTTAGCATCCTCTATTGAGTGTCCTGAACTTCTTAATTCATATTTGTAAAGGTCGATAGGCGTTGTAGGGGTGTCAAGTAAGCCAGTTACTAAGCCATCGGTTTCAGTAAACTCTGAATAAATTGCTTTATTAAAGTTAGCGAAATACAATGCTTTTAAACCACCTACTGCATCCTTACAAGGCTCTAATCTACCTTTTGTTAAATCACATGCCATAGTATAAAAGTGTTTAAAAAGCCCTAATTAAAGGGCTTATGTTATTATTAAGCTGGGTTTGCTGAGTTTGTAATTCCGTAAGTAACGAAATCTTTAGCAAATTCGTATTGAACGGCTGCACTAAAACGCATAACAAATCTTACGTTTCTTGAACCATCAATATCAGCCATATCAATCAAGTTAACTTCGCCATGGTCTTCTAAACGACCTACACCGAATTTAAGGTTTGATTTACGTGTAGCGATTGCAGTGTTAGCAGCTAATCCGAAAGTTTGGAAAATCTCTACACCATCAAATTGTAAGCTACTTAAGTCTTGGTTTGTACCTTGACCATTCACACCATTAGCACCTAAGCCGTTTGCTGCAAATCCACCTAAAGCACGCTTATAAGCCTTAAAGATGTTGTTAGCAACGTAGATTTTCATATCCTCCTTACCGTAAAGTCTATCAGGAATAGCGTCAACTATTTTACCTAACTCATCAATAACGTTAGCAGCGGTTACAGTTGTACCTGCAATTTCTTGGTCTGCTGGTAAGTCTGCATCGGCAGCGATTAATGTAGTAAACCCATCATACTCGCCATCGTTAGAGGCTACACCTCTCCAAATGTTAACCTCATTCTTTTCAGCTACTTGTGCAGCGTACTCAGCAATAATAAAATCTGAAAATGACTTAGGTAATACTTCACCTAAACCAAATCCCATTTCTAACGCTTCCCACGTATCAATGAAATCAGCCTTACAAAATTGAGTGTTAACTTGTAATTCTTTAGGCTCTAATTGACGCTCTAAAATAGTTACACTTGATGTAGCTGTGAAATCACAAGTAGCATCAGCGATAATATCGCCTATGTTAGTTGGTCGTAATGTTTTGCGGAATTTAATCCCCGGCATTACATCGACACCACCTCTGTTTAAGGTAACCGATTCTAATAATGCTGCCTGAACATAAGGTGCTGCCTCTTGTCCTGCGTAACTTGTTGTAATGTTTGTTGTAGTTGCCATAATTTAATTAAATTTATAGGTTTGCAATTCTAGCCATAACACGTTCTTTTGTAGTGCCATAGACTTTGCTTAGGTTTTGTTTTTTAGATTTTACATGTTTTTCAGGCGAATGATTTACCTTTTTAGGTTCTTCGCTTAATTCAGCCTTAACAGGCTCTTCTTTTACCTCTTCAGGTTTTGGCTCTACCTTAGAAGCCTCAACTTCTTTAGGTTCTTCTTTAGACAACTCCTCTTCGTCTTTAGGCTTCATCATAGCCTTTAACTCATCGACTTGTTTCTTTAGTTCTGCAACTTCCTCTTTAGAAGCGAACTCCATCTTTTCCTCGTTTTTTTCCATTTCTTGCTCTTTTGCTTTTTTCTCGGCAATTTTGCCCTCTTCTTGAACGACTACGATTTCGCCTGTTTCAAGTTCGTGTTCTCCAACAGGTGCTGGCAAACGCTCGCCATCTTCTGTCAATACAAATAAATTCTCGCCCTCGATTTCAACTTCTGTACCATCAACAAGTTTAGCTTTTTCAAGTTTTACCTCTTTTGCTAAAAATGCTTCAGATACCTTAGAAGCAATCTTCTCGATTAGGCTTTCTTTGGTTTCACTCATTTTATCCTCTATTTACTGATTTAACTCTTACATTTCTATTTGAAGTCGTTACGCTAGTGCCTTGCTCTTGTGTTGAGCCTATGCCTTGCGCTTGTAACGAACCATCGCAACACTCTTTATTATAAGTACCATCTTTACAAAGACAACCTCTATTACTGTCCTTAGGACTTGTTTTACTTGGTGTTTTTTTCTTTTTTTTAGCCATATTATATCTCTATTAATTCATAAACCACTCTCACAATTATATCGCCAGTACCTGCTAAAATCCCTCCTACTGATTGAAGTAATAAACCAACATTAGCAACTAAACCTGAAGCCTGTGGTGTTCCTTTTTGAATACCTACTATATTTGTTAGTATAGTTTGGTCTACGTTAAAAACCACGTTATTGTCAATAGTAAAATTCAAGCTGTTAGTAATAGTATAAGGTGTACCACCCTCAACTCGTTGTACTGTAATGCTAATAGGGTTAATAACTATGTTGTCGCCTTGTGCGGGTATAATTTCAACAGGTGTACTATCTAAATCCAATATCTCATCAGTAGTAACTGTCGTTTGCTGCTGTTGCAATTCAGCTACAGGATGCAACAAAACCTTACTTCCATTAAAATGCAAATACAAACCGCCATCAGTTACATGCATAGCACCCTCCTCGTAAGCTACCTCCTCTAATTTACCGCTATCAAAAACGTCTAAGACTGTCTTATAAGCGGTATTTTTTAAAGTCCTGTTTTCTATAGCCATATTATTTACCTTCTATTTCGTCTAATTTAGATTTTGCCCAGTTGATGCCTGCACTTCCACCCCAAGCATCCCACATAAGACCGCCACAACCCTCGGTATATGGTACGTCTTTGTTTTGTTCATGCCTTGCAAATGATGCCATTCTTGCTATTGTATCTCTACTTATAGGTTCGCCTTTCGCTAATTGGTTAGCACGTTGCTTTCCTACTGCCGTTCCACAACTACCCCAACCATTCTTATCAGCAAACTCTAAAGCACGCTTAGCGTTGTTCTTAGCACCCTCTGGGTAATCGCTATAACTATCTGCTAAACCTATTTCTCTCTCAATCTCTCTTAACATTTCAAGCGTGGCTTCAACCTCTGTTTTAGGCTTTTCATTCTTATCACTAAAAAAACCCTCGATACTAAAACCTTTTACTTTCCCATCTTTTGCTAATTGGTAAACTTCATCATTATCGGCTTTCATAGAAATAACCCAAGTTCCTACGGGTACATCTAAACCATATAAAGCTGACTTGTCTTTTTGCTTATCTTCTACTATCCAACTCTCAACTACTGTCATTCCCTCTATAGGCTTAGCATGTTCTAAAGTTGCTTGGTCATTGTATTTACGCTTAGCAAATAACTCTCTAGCCTTTCGGATAGTTTCCTTAGAAAAATAAATGTAGTATTCCCCACCATCGTCATCAATCCTAAGAATAGGCTTCTCAGGGATAAGTGCTGCACCTAACAATTCCTTTTTCTCCTTGTTAACCTCAGCTAACTCGATAAACTGTTGGTTTTTTAAGGCTACGAAATTAGATTCGATAGCAGGATTTTCAACAACACTCACAGCTTCAACACCTAATCGAGTGTCGTTTTCGTCAATAAACATTTCCATTAACTTCATACTATATAAACTATTTACTTTTGTTTATGTAACATATATTAACATATAAATTATTTTTATCCAATACTAGAACCATCTTCTATATTTCTGTCTAGTTCTTGTTGACTACTAACCTCTTTACTTACTACATAAGCCTTTTGTGGTCTGTTAGCATTTTCCCCTAATACGTCGGCTATTTGATTTGTGCCTGTATCGCCTACAACGTCAAATGATGGTGCTTGTGCTTGCGGTGCGCTAACTCTTGGACTTACAGAACTTCCACCACTTGCACCACCTGCAGCTGAAACGCTTGGAGTTTGTTGTGATTTTATTTTAGCAATTTGTAAAGCACCAAACGCACCTGCTAAACCCGCTTGTATTGCAGGATATGCAGGGAATACAGCTGTAATAGGAGATTTTTGCGCTGTGGTGTATGCGTTTTGAACACCCTCTATTGTACTCATTGTGGTTTGTGCTATACCTACAGCTTTTGCAACTTTAGAGCCTTTACCTGCTATCTCAGCGACTAATTGTAAACCTCTTTTTGCTAAGTTTGATTTAGCATTTGCTACTGCTTCTTCTCTTTTTAATTCCGCTTCTGCTTCCTTCTTTTTTAAATCTGCAATAGATTTCTCACTATCCTTTACTTTTTCATTTAATTCTAATTTACGTTCAGCAAGTTCAGTTTCAGCATCTACCCTCGCTTGTGTTTCAGCGTTGGTATTGTTTATTTTTTCCTGTAACCGCTCTAATTCAGCTTCACGCTCTTTAATCGCTATCTCTCTAAGTTTCTCTAATCTTAAACGCTCGTCTTCTATCTCCTCAGCGTTTAGTCTTTTTTTCTCAAATGATAGTTGACTTTCGGCTTCCTTACGTGCATTAATGGCATCTAATTGCTCACGCTCTAAGGCATTACGATTTTGCTTTTGTTCACTTTCAAAACCAGATATTCTCTCTTTGATGTCTAACAGTTCTTTTTCGGCATTAATAACAGCGACCTTTGCTTCGGTTGTTGTGTTACCTGCGGCTACTTCTTGTTGTGCTGCACTTAGTCGTTGTTGTGCTAGTTTTAATTCCTGCTCTTGTTGTTGTTGTAAGACTTCGCCAAGTTCTCTATTGGCTTGTATTCGCTCTTTAAAACTTTTAGTATCGTCATCCCTTGTTTGTCTTAATTTTTCTGCTGCTAATTGAGATTTAAATATGGATTTCTCAATTAATGCTGCATTTATTTCCGCTTGTTTACGAG